CGCTTTGATTTTTTTTTTTTTTGTAAGCAGTTACCTTATAGGAAATTGGGAAACTAGGAAAATAAAACTTGCTATCACATATATATGTGCTATTAATAGTATTAACAAAGGAGAAAAAAAAATGATGACAACTAAATATAAATGGACAAGTACAACAATACCAGAAGTAAAATCTGCAGCTGAAGGATTAGTCAAAGATGCAATTAAAGACGGTTGGTCTTGGGATATATTGTGTGATGGTGATTATCTTTGCAAGAATAGTAAAGACTTCAATGAAGTGATGGAGAACATACACGCAGTTGATGACGTTGTAGAAGCACACATTAAAAAAGAAGGACAAAAGTCTGACTGGTGTAACTTTATAATGTGTAATGGTGAACCAGATTGTGAAGTTTTAGATTGCTATGTTGACGGATACATTGACAAGTGGTGTGAACGTACTGATTACGGACAAAAATAATTAGCATTTCTTGTAGCCCTCTTCGGAGGGTTACTACAAGTGCTAGGTGCTTTAAGCGAAAGTAAACAAGTTGTCTTGACGAAGACGGTGTAGTGTTAGGCGAGTAGTACGAGTTGTACTTGAGTACATAGTTAGCGAAATTGATTAATGCAGACGTTAAAAAGAAATTTTGCGATAAAGTAGTGAAGCTATGTGCTACCAAACTTTTAAGTGGTGTGTAAAGGTAATACTAGTTTAGTACACTTAATTAGGAACGAACTAATTGCAGACCAGATTCCTAGCCACAACATAACAATAGGAGAAAATAAATGAGCAGATTTAAAGATCACTTAATGGAAAAAGAAGAACAATTAGATGAGCAGATTATCTTTATGAATAAAATGATTAACAATACACAATCAGTTATTGATAAATCAAATGACACTTGGGTAATCAGATATTGGACTAATGTTCGTAATACATTACAAGAACAACAAGAAGATTTACAAAAACAAAAGACAGGAATTAGTTATTGATATTCCTTAAACAATCGTTTAAGGTTGTGGTGTCACTCACTAAATGTGACTATCCTTTGTTGCACCTAGTAGCGTCATTTCTGCTAGGTGCTCTTACTTTGAGTAGGAAGCTATGGAAAAGAATTTATGGAAGTCGCTTAACACGATACACAAGACAGAAAGCACTTGGAATTGTATGAGGGTTGAATCGTCTACAATCAACGGAATCCCTGATGTTCACTGTTGTATTAAAGGTAAGTCTTTTTGGTTAGAACTCAAAGCAAATGATGATAAGAAATTAGGCTTATCCAAATATCAAATACTGTGGCAGTTAGATTATCTTAAAGTTGGAGGTAATGTATTTAACTTAGTTTTCGCCCTCTCACAGAGAGAGCTCAAACTTATCAAACTCGTACCATCTTTGTACTCGTTTTGTTCTGGTAATGTTCCAGAAGTAGAACGGTTCGAAGTGATCGGTGCAAAAAAATATAACCAAGAAAATCTCAGACTTCTAATTAACTTGGCAACTGATTCGTGCCACTAGTTCGCATAACTTGTATTATGTTAAAAAAAAGCGTTTGTTCACGCTTTGTTCTACTTTAGTCGATAAAAAGGACCCAGTGTATTTTTGCAACAGGTCAAGGATTTTTTAAAATTTTTTTAGGGTCGCAAAAATTTATGTTACTAGCGTTGCGTGTATAGGTTAAGTTGAATACATACATATAGAGAGTAAACATATCAATCTTTTTATGTTATAAAAGGTTTATGGTAAAGAGATTACAAAAAAATTCTAATTATGCACAATATGATTTAGACAATGATGGAACAGTGTCTGATGAAGAACTTGAACATATAAAAGAAATAAAAAAATTAGAAGGAGAACTTAGAAAGCATAGAGCTCAAAGAAGGATGGCAACTTACACATTGGTTGGTATGGGTTTGTTTACTGCTATGATGTTTATGCCATTTATGACTACAGAAAAAATTGAGGCTCTAAGTGATATAAGCAATTTGTTTTATATTAGTGGTGCAGGTATTGTTGGTGCATATATGGGTGCTACAGCATGGATGTCAAAAAAGTAATTGATTTTGATAAACACATCAAATGGAAAAAATTACATGGCAATAATCCATATGCTATGGTATTAGATGCTAAATACATTTGGTGTTTCACACAAAAAGACGACCCAGATAATTATACTTTTATGAAACTATTAATTCAGGATCACGCTGTAAATTTTAAATGGGGATTACATAAACAAAAATGTTTCAAAGTTTTTTACCATAGTATTTATGCTTACTTTGTAGCTCCACCAGATATAGTTTATAAAGCAGAATTAAAACAAAATAAAAAAGATAATAAAAAGAAAACAAAAAAAAGTTTTGATAATGATAAAAGTAAAGATAGACTAATTTATTAATGTCTTTAACTCTAAAGGATAGGTTGATATATAATATGACAAAAAAAAGAGACCCTTTAAAAGGAACAGGAAAAAAACCAAAAGGCAGTGGTAGAAGATTGTACACAGATGAAAATCCAAAAGATACAGTGAAAATTAAATTTGCCACTCTATCTGATGCTAAACAAACTTGTGCGAAAATCAAAAGAATTAATAAACCCTTTGCTAGAAAAATACAAATATTAACTGTGATGGAACAAAGAGCTAAAGTTATGGGTAAGTCTGAAGTATCAGCACTAGCTAAAAGATGTAAAGAAGCTATCAGAAGAGAAAACAAAAAATGAGTGTAGACCACTTAACTACAGATAGATTAAGACTAAGAGTTGAAAAAGTTTTTATAGAACATATTAAACTTTGCCAAGATAACTTTTTATATTTTGTTCAAGAGATGTGGCAAGACTTTATGTGTAGAAAAGAAAGAGACAGAAGTAAGTGGGGTCATCATCAAATAATTGCACACGAGTTTTCTAAAATAGCGAATGAGAGAAAAGGAAGGCTCATAATCAATATGCCTCCTAGGCATACTAAATCAGAATTTGCATCTGTGTATTTTCCTGCATGGATTATTGGTAAGTATCCAAAATTAAAAATTATGCAAGTATCTCACAATACAGAATTAGCAGTGCGATTTGGAAGTAAGGTTCGTAACATAATTGATTCTCAAGAGTATAAACAAATTTTTGGAGACGTTAAACTTCGTGAGGACTCCAAAGCAAAAGGTAGATGGGAAACTAATCATGGTGGAGAATACTATGCTGCTGGTGTAGGAGCATCTATCACAGGTCGTG